AGGCTGCTGATGAGATAGAATCTATGGCTACTAACGAAGATGGTAGTGGATTAATGGATAAACTACAGCGTAGAGAATATTGTCTGTGGAATGAAACTGCTTGGAGAACAGAAAATGGAGTCATTCAAGAAGTCAGTGTGAATGGTAGTAGCACTGGATATATTGAAGATATCAAACTTCATGGTCCACCGGGAGTAGACTACGATGAGGTAAAAGTAATAATATCTCAAGCTGGTACATTTGCGGCTGGTAGTGCATCTACTGTGAAATACGATGTATTTGTAAAAAACAGTACTGGATTAAAAACAAGTAAAGTCGTGAGCAGTGAAGTCGTCAATGGAGACTATCAGGAATTAGCCTATGGTGCGCAAATACGATTTCAAACTGGAGTGTATACAAGCAATGACGAGTGGGCAATAATATTCCAAAGTGATGAATTACCAATTGGTAGTATTAAATCAGGTCAGATATATAGATAATGGCTATTACCTATGAAAATGTCGTCTATGACAGAGTAATTGAGAGCCTTTATGCGTTATTAGGCAATGAATTTGGCATCCCTATTAGATTTGATGAACATAAAGGGAATCAAAGTTTTTTGATTACTCTTGGTGAAGACGAGTTAGTTAATTACAATAGTGATGGTCAAACAAGAATATACTCTATCGCTATTAGTTATGAAGTTGTATCAGGCGGTGAATATAATAAAAATCATATTAAACAAGTAAGTAAGACAGCAGAAAGAGTGAAGCGATTAATACAAAATAACACAGCTTATTCCCCATCAGATGTATATAAATGGCACGATGGAAGAATTGAAGGAATCACATACTCTAGGGTAGATGATGCGTTACACGCTGCGCTTAACTTTACTTGTACAGTTACAGAGGTGAATTAATGAGATATAAAGCAACTGAAAAATTTCAAGAATTAGATACATCTAATGCATATCAAGGATTAACAAAAGATGAATACTATCAACTTTTAAATGGTGATACTGTCGCTCTGAAGATCGTACCTAAAAATCTTATCATTGGAGAGTTTATCACTAAAGCAAAGAAAATTAAGGAGAAAGCGTAATGGCATTAACAACAGTACATTCAGGAAAGGAAGCGAGATTATTTATTGCTCAAGAAACTGCATTTGGATCACCTAAATCAGATGCAACTGCATGGGCATCAGGAAATGCAGATGGAGTGATAGCGTTGCAGTTAGTTGGAGATCCATCTCCTGTAGATGTAGCAGGAGTTATTCGAGATAGTTCTATTAGGGCGCATGGACAGCGTGTCAAAAAGCATACAGATATTTTTATCTCAAGAGATGGTGCAGTATTTACAATGCCCTTTGAAGTTATTCCTACATTAGATGATATTGATTTTCTAATTTATACTGTTATGCAAGATATAGAAAGTGAGTCTGATAGTGGAACATGTGAAAGAATATTTACCATTGACAGGGACACAACTCAGCCTGACTTTGGTGCTAATGGTGGTAAATTTCTTACAATCACCTTAGATGATCCACTTGCAAGTGAGAACGATCAATTAACATCCGCAATTATTTCTGAATTAACATTAAGTTCTGATCCTGGGACAAATGGTGGTAGATTGACCGCATCAGGTACATTCTTCAGTGGGTTTGATTATAGCCATGATAATAATCTTGCTCCAGCAGCAGATATAGTTCCTGATACTCACTATTTTAATCATTCTTTATTACAGACTAAAACTATCGGAGGTACGGCTGTCGTAGTAAACTCATGGTCTTTAACGATTGCAAACAACGCCCAGCGAGTAGGGTCTAATGGATCAGGAGATGCTCAAAGTTATGCCATTGGTGTCCCTGAGTATGCTATCACAGGTGAGATTAATGTCAAGTATGATAGTGTTACAAAAGATATGTTAGATACATTTCTTGCTGGAACAGATACTCTAATAGTTCTAAATTATGGATCTGCAAGTTCAGAGGGATTTTTACAATTTACTATCAATGCATCATTTACAGGACATACTAAGAATTTTGGCGGAGATGCTGGAATGTTTTTAACTATACCTTTTGAGGCTGTTGATGATGGAACGAATGATGCCCTAAAGATAGAAATGGATAATAGTTTAAATAGAGCGTGGTTATAATAAATGGTAGTTAAAACTGCACATGGTGACTTCACTGTAAAAGACATCACATTTAAAGATAGAAGACATCTTCATAGATTAGAAATAAAAGCCATAAAAAAAGATGGCGAAATGGATATGGAAAAATATTACGATGTTTTAGAATGGGTAATGGATTTTGCATGGGATAGTCCTGAAGAGGCTTTAGTCGAATTAACTGATAATCAGTGTGACGAAGTATTAGCTGCTGTATATTCAGCGTACAAAGAGCCTTCTAAAAAAAAGTCTTAATCACACGCCTGATGGTGTGGTATAGTTTTTTCGGCAATGAAGAATCTGCATTCCCTGATACTTTTCCCTATACTGCACAATCTCCCACTCTGTATAAAAAGATTTCATTCACTGAAGATGAATTATGGAAAGAAGTCGATAGAATCTTAAAGGAAAATGAACGCAATAGCTATACAATCGGACAAGCACTGTGGTATAATCTTTCTATGTGTGCAAATATGAATTATTTCTTTGATCCTGAAATTAATTTCTCACTCCAAGAATATAATATGAGTAAGCAATTTAATATTCCTATCGCTAAAAGTACTGATGACTTAGACTATCACAAAATGGTCGTCTTTTCTGCAATAGATGAAGAAGTCAAAGCATGTCAAAACAGAAAACAAGAAAATGTCAAATAAATTTATAATAGAAGTTAGAAGTAAAGGATTTAAAAATACTGAGCGTCAGTTAGATAAAGTTACGCACAAGACAAAGGAATATACTAAAGCAAATAAAGATTTGCGCGGTAGAACTCAAGGTCTTACACGCGCTATCGGTAAAATGCGTAATGATATGTTATTACTAAGCTTTTCTTTTGGCGCAGTTATAATAGGTATTAAAAAATTCGTAGATGCTGCCGCTGGATTTGAAGCAGTAAAGGCAAGACTTGTTGGATTAACTGGTAGTGTCGAGGGTGCTGAAAAAGCATTTAATGCATTCAATGAAGTAGCTGCTAGTACACCATTTCAATTACAAGATGTAGTTGACGCAGGTGCGCAGTTACAAGCATTTGGAGTCAATGCACAAGAAATGATAAAGCCAGTAACAGACCTTGCTGCCTTCATGGGAACAACTGCTACAGAGGCAGCCAATGCATTGGGTAGAGCCTTTGCTGGTGGTGCTGGTGCTGCTGATATATTGAGAGAAAGAGGAATATTAAATCTTATTAAAACATCTCAAGGATTGGATGATTTATCAAAAACTACATTACCACAGTTTCGAGACGCATTAATCAGAACAATACAAGATCCTACAACTGGAATCGCTGGTAGCACAGATAGAATGAGTGAAACATTTGTTGGTGCTACTTCTAATATGATGGACGCTATCACAAGATTATCTGCTGCTATTGGTGAACATATGTTACCAGTAATGAAAGATATGACTGATAGCATTAAATTTACAGCAGAATTTTTAGAGAGGAATGTAAAAAGTACTGTTGAAAACGCAACTGCATTTGATGAATTGACTAGGGCAATTGAATTTAATGAGGGTAAGTTAGATAAATGGAGAAAAAAATTAGAAGAAGCAAATCAAATAACTATGCAAAGTGGTGAATCTTTACAGTTTGTGAATTTGGAAGTAACAAATGCAACAAGAATGATAGAACATTTAGAGTCTACTATAGACTCGTTAATGAATAAATTCATTGCTGAAGAATTGGCTATTCAAAATGTGAATTTACGCATGGCAGAAGGCGTTCCCCTTGCTCAATTATATGATGAAATGTTTCAAAAAGTCGAAAAGAATACAAGTTCACTTGCAGATCCCTTTCAACAAACAATTCGTTTCGCTAATTTATTAGGAGAGGCTATAGAAAGTGCATTTGTTCCCGGACAGACTGCTGGAGAACATTTAAGAGGAGTAATTATATCATTTCTTGGATTAATACAGCAAGCAGTTCTAGCATCAAAGTTGTTAAGTGAAACATTAACATTTACATTTTCAGGACCTCTTGGAATCGCTAAAGCAATAGGAGCGTTAATTGCCTTAGAAGGACTAAAAACTGCGGTTAGAAATGTAGAATTCGCTGAAACTGGATATGATGGGGTAGTGAGTCAGCCTACTTTATTTGTCGCTGGTGAGGGAAATAAAGCGGAGAGAGTCAGCGTGACTCCTCTTCAAGGTCCGAATATTAATGGACCACAAGGTAGTGGCATTACAATTAATATATCTGCTCCATTGGTAGATGAAACAGTCGTAGATCATATTATCCCAGCTATTCAAAAAGCACAAAGGCTTAATCTTGCATAATGAGTTTTACCTTACCTACAGCGTATAGCAATGCCACAAAACAAGGGAATATAGCAGAGAACTTTGTCACACAGTTATATCATCCTGACACATATTTAACATTTGATGGTACTGACGATCATGTAGATTTAGGCGCAACAACAAGTGGCAGCGCGATGGCTCTTACATCAACTACTAAAATGTCTATTGCATTTTGGGTAAATTTTCCAGTCCTTGGCAGCACTGAATTTATATTTTCTAATAATTCTAGCGCAAACTATGCTGGTGTTAGTGTATATAAAGATAGCGCAGATAAAATCTCATGGCTTATGGGGGAGAATACTGGGACTTCTTCGGGTGATAGAGAAACAATGTATGCAGATACTGCATTGAGTGCAAACACTTGGTATTTTATTGTGATTGTCACAGATTTCACTACTGCAACACGTTCAGGTGGAAATCTTATTTATATTAACAATTCATCTGCGACAGTTGCAAATAGTGGGAGTTCTGGAATCGAAACTCCAGTTTATACTTCAGGGAATGCATACATTGGAAGAAGACATACTACTTATGGACGATTTAAGTTAAAGAATTTTGCATTATGGGGAACAGAATTAAACTCAGATAATATTACAGCTATATATAATAGTGGAAACATCATGTCTTTAGCCTATGATAGTGGTAATTATAATCAATCTAGTAATTTGAAAGGATACTGGGAGTGCAATCAAGGTAACAATGTTATTCAAGATACAACTGGATATTCATCGACTGGAAGTATAACTGGGGCA